TAATTACAAAGACTTAAAAAATATTGTTAAGTCTGGTATTTTCTATCCTACATTTATTACTGGTTTATCTGGTAATGGTAAAACTCTTGGTGTTCAACAGGCTTGTGCCGAACTCAAAAGAGAAATGATTAGGGTTAATATTACAATCGAAACTGATGAGGACGATCTCATTGGTGGTTTTAGATTGCAAGACGGTGAAACTGTCTGGCATGACGGTCCTGTTGTTAACGCAATGAAAAAAGGTGCCGTATTATTACTAGACGAAATTGACCTTGCCTCTAACAAGATTATGTGTTTACAACCTATTCTAGAGGGCAATGGTATCTTTCTTAAAAAGATAGGTCAGTTTGTTGAACCTAAAGACGGGTTTCAAATTTTTGCAACCGCAAATACTAAAGGTAAAGGTTCTGATGACGGTAGGTTCATTGGTACTAATATTCTCAACGAAGCATTCCTTGAGAGATTTCCTGTTACCTTTGAGCAGGCATATCCTTCTGCTAAAATCGAAACAAAGATTTTAGATAATGTTATGTCACATTACGGTCTTAAAGATAACCAATACACTTCTAATTTAGTTAAGTGGGCTGAGGTTATTAGAAAAACATTCTTTGATGGTGGCATTGACGAAATCATTGCAACTAGAAGATTGGTTCATATAGTAAATGCTTATGCAATCTTTAAGAACAAACTTAAAGCGGTTGAGGTATGTGTCAATAGATTTGATGACGATACCAAAAACAGTTTCCTTGATTTATATACTAAAGTCGATTCAGGCGTAAGTATAGAAGAACTAAATCAAGGACCTTCCAATGATAGTGAGGAAAGTGAGGACAACCTTGCTTAAATCTATCGTTCATAATGTAGACCTCGTGGGTGGGCAGAAATGCCCACCTTCATTAAAGGGGGTGAGGTAAAATGACATTAGAGGTAAAAGTTAGAAACAATAATGTAGAAAAAGCCATCAGGCAACTTAAAAAGAAAGTTATGAAAGATGGTTTATTAAAAGAATTAAAACGTAGGCAATTCTATGAGAAACCTACGTTAAAGAGACAACGTAAGGCCAAAGAAGGTCTTAAACGTTTAAACAAATTGAGACGCTTACAAGAGCGACTTGATTAACCAAAGAAAGGAACCTTTATTATGGGTAGACGTAAACTTGCAAACAGCACTAAATTTCTTAACGCTTTGTTAAGAGGTGATAGTGTAACTTGGTCTGAAGCACAGAACAAGTTTAACCTCTCTAAACCTAGAGCGGTTGTTGATAAAATCCGTGAGGAAGGACATTGTGTCTATATCAACAAAAACAAATCTGGTACTTATTACAGAATAGGTACTCCGTCTAAAGCGCTTATCGCTGCTGGCTTTGCCGCTTTAGAACCATCAGTTTATGCATAAGCATAAATAGTCATGAGGCGGTTCGTAAGTCCTCATAGTGTTGCCTCTCGTAATGACAACACATTTTGGGTTTGGTAGTTTCCCTCTGGATAGTGAATCCTAGAAAAAACTACCACTTGAATTATGAAATATAATAACTATATAAATATTATTGATACGCCATTAAGGGTATCAATTTTAACTTGCTTATAAAGGAGAAAAATATGACAAGAAACTTATCTATTTGGAACGATCTTCGACCATTTACAATCGGGTTTGATGATCTGTTCAATCAGTTTGATCATTATGTAGATAATAGATCAACAACTTTTCCACCATACAATATTGTGAAAGGCAAAGACGATCTCAATTGGACAATTGAAATGGCACTTGCTGGTTATAATAAAAATGATATTGAGGTGAAATATGCCGACAATACTATCACAATCAAATCAACTCATAAAGATGAGGACGATAAAGATACAATTCATAGAGGTATCGCTAAAAGACATTTTACTAGATCATTCACAACTGCTGATGATGTAGAGGTGAAAGGTGCTGAAATGAAAGATGGTATGTTATCAATTGCATTGGAAAAAATAGTCCCAGAGGCTAAGAGACCAAGAACAATTGATATTGCATAAAAATAGATAGGGGCGGTGAAAATATCTCCGCCCTTGACTTTTAAACTAAAACCTGATATAATTATATAATGTATAAATTTAAAGAGAATATTATTTTAGATGATGTGAAACAATACATAGACGAAACCTATTCGTCTCATTACGCAACCACACATAAACAAGCTACTGAAATTATTATCGACCAAGGACACGGTACTGGTTTCTGTATGGGCAATATTTTAAAATATGCTCAAAGATATGGCAAGAAAAGAGGTAAGAATAAACACGACCTCTATAAAGTAATACACTATGCCATAATACAACTGTCCCAGGACCATTACACTAATAAGGGTGATAAGTCTGTTATGGCTTCTTTGCAGGAAGATTTACTACAATATGATGTGGGTAAATTTACTAATACAAAGACAGATGAAACAGCACCTTTACGCTCAGTAATGTCTGAAAAATTAAATAACCCTAATGATTAAGGAGAAACTATATAATGAAATTAAGTGATAATACAAAAGAGATATTAAAAAACTTTTCTGAAATTAATCCTAATTTAAAGATTACACCAGGTAAAGAAATTAAAACTATCTCAACTATGAAAAACATATTGGCAACTGCTGGTGTTGAAGAAGAATTTCCACAAGACATTGCCATATATGATCTATCAGAATTTTTAGGTATGTTATCTTTATTTAATAAACCAACATTTACTTTTGATGAAAAGTTTATGACTATAAATGAAGAAGGTACATCTACAAAATCAAGATATTATTTTGCTGATGAATCCATACTTACAACCCCACAAAAAGATGTTAAAATGCCTGCAACTGAGGTAGAGTTTACATTGACACAAACTGACTTAACAAACATTAAGAAAGCTGCGTCTATGTTACAACTACCAGATATATCAGTTAAATCTGTCAATGGCGATATAATGATGTCAGCAATTGATAAGAAAAATGATACAGCAAATACCTATGATGTAAAGGTTGGTGTTTGTGATACAAATAAAAAGTTTGAGTTTCATTTTAAAACTGAACACTTTAAAATGTTGCCTGGCGATTATAATGTTTATATATCATCTAAACTTATTTCTAATTTTAGACACAAAAACAAAACAGTACAATATTGGATTGCCCTAGAAAATACTTCAAAGTATGAGGGGTAATAATGGAAAACTTATTATGGGTAGAGGCTTATAGACCCTCTACAATTGACGAATGTATATTACCTGTTGAGATAAAGAAAACTTTTAAATCTATTCTTAAACAAGGTGAGATACCAAATCTATTATTATCTGGCACAGCAGGTACTGGTAAAACAACCGTAGCAAAAGCATTATGTAACGAACTTGGTTGTGACGTTATGATGATTAATGGTTCTGACGAAGGTCGATCTATTGATGTTGTAAGAAATCAAATCAAAAACTTTGCTTCAACTGTATCTCTACATGAGAGTGATAAACCTAAAGTGGTTATCGTTGACGAAGCAGATTACATGAATGCTGAGAGTGTTCAACCTGCATTAAGAAACTTTATCGAAACTTTTAGTAATAATTGTAGATTTATATTTACATGTAATTATAAAAATAAAATCATACCTGCAATTCATTCTAGGTGTACTGTAATTAATTTTACAATACAAAATAAAGATAAAGAAAAACTAGCAGGCTTATTTCATAAACGATTATCCACAATTTTAGAACAAGAGAATATTGAGTTTGACCCAAAGGTATTGGCAGAGCTTATAATTAAGTTTTATCCAGACTTTAGAAGAACCATTAATGAATTACAAAGATATTCTGTATCAGGTAAAATAGATACAGGTATACTTGTTAATATTGCTGAAGCAAATATCAAGTCTTTAAACAAGGCACTAAAAGATAGACACTTTGGTGATATGAGAAAATGGGTTGTAGATCATATTGACCAAGACCCTGCAGGTTTGTATAAAGAACTATATCAAAATTTTTATACAGTATTACAACCACAAAGTATTCCACCAATGGTTATTCTTCTGGCAGAATATCAATACAAGAATGCTTTTGTTGCAGACCCAGAACTTAATATGGTTGCGTGTCTTACTGAAATCATGTCCGAATGTAAATTTAAATGAGTGATTACAGCCTGACAAAGTATCTCACGGCTATCAATTATAGTAAAGAAAAACTACTTGATACAGACGATAGAGATTGGGAAAAGAAATATCCACCTTTCATAATCAATAAAGGTTTATCTTATTTTTCAGATACAGTTATGTATGCTAACGAAATGAATAGGTTGCACCATGCGTCAAAACATATGCAATTCTCATTTTTTCTAAATAGTATAAAGTCTAGAAAAAGATTTAGTAAATGGTTAAAGTCTTCGAAAATGAAAGACCTTGATGTCATAAAACAACATTTTGGTTACTCAAATAAGAGGGCACAAGAAGCTTTATCTATACTGACAAAAGAAAAGATTGATTATATAAAAGAGAGATTATATAAAGGTGGAAAAAAATGAGTGAAGTTATAGAATGGAAACCAGACAGTATGCTCGAGGTAAAGATAAAAGAGCCAGATGATTTCCTAAAAATTAGAGAGACACTTACAAGAATAGGTGTCGCCAGTAGAAAAGAACGGAAGATATACCAATCGTGTCATATCTTACATAAACAAGGAAGATACTTTATTGTACA